AAAAAGAGGTTTACATAGTTACTTAGTCAACGTATCCCCCCTAGGATGATTATCAATGGTTTCCTGCGAAGGAAGCCCTGCCGGCTTCGGCGAACCTGCCGTAGGCTAAAAAAGGCCCCCCGGCCTCGGAGGGTTAAGATATGGTTAAGTTAATGGTAACTTGTTGTTGTAATAAAAAATGTTTAATAAATTGCCTAATGAGATCTTGTACAAGATTGCTGGTTATGGTAAAAAGCGTACCGCCGGTAATCTATTTAATGCTGTTAACCAAGTGTATAAACCATCTCGGTCATCGTTTCATGGAAAACAACGTATGGTACACAAATTGTTGAAGAAACCAGTGTCCAAATCCCGTTGGAATAATCGTAACAAGAACATTTATAAAGCGTCAAGAAATGGAGCATATCAACCCTTCAAAGCTTCTCATATTCGCGGTTATAATTCGAAAGGTCGTTCCATGTTGAGAAATGTTAATGCCGGTAGAGCCCGTCATCGTGGCATTACCAAGTCCTGGAATTGGAATTCAGGTCGTCGTCAAGGAGGACAAATGAGACGTTAGTTTAAGTTAGTAATAAAGCCTTTTTAGCTCTGTAAGCACCCCAAAGGGCCCAGAAATCGTTTCAACATTTTTGTCTAGCCCTAGTATTACTTACAGAGCGGCTAGACAACAGACAAAACCCCGTTTCACTTCTCGGCCGCGCGGCCTTGAGCGCCCTTCACTATGTTTTCTTAATGAGTTAAAAAAATCACCAATAATTCCCCGAGCCTATTTAAACGAACAAAAATCGAAATTAAATCTTTGTTGAAAAATAATTTAAATGTCAACTACCGGATGGAACAACTCGGACAACAATCAATCAACACCGAGCAGTCTAATGACTCAGGAAGAAAACGTGCCAGAAACTCCGAGAAAGCGGTGTACTGGATGCTTACTATACCACACGCCGAGTTCACCCCATATCTTGTCCCCGGAATCGCCTATATTAAAGGACAACTCGAACTTGCCGAATCAGGATATTTACATTGGCAAATCTTCGCCATCTGCTCCAAACAAAGTCGACTATCTGCCATCAAGAAGCTCTTTGGTGGAAGCTGTCATGCAGAGCCCAGTCGTTCAGAGAAAGCGGAAGACTACGTCTGGAAAGTCGCTACTCGGGTGGAAGGAACCCAGTTTGAACTTGGGACCAAACCTATTCGAAGGAATAACGCTGCGGATTGGGAACAAGTCCTCGAATCGGCGAAAAATTCAAGGTTCGATGATATCCCTCCTGATATATTCATTAGATATTATGGGAACATCAAACGAATTAGTGTTGAGAATGCACAACCTGTTGCAATCGAGCGGAGTTGTACAGTTTATTGGGGATCCACCGGAACCGGAAAGTCTAGAACTGCCTGGGAAGAAGCCGGTTTTGATGCTTATCCGAAAGATCCATGTTCTAAATTCTGGGACGGATATCGTGGACAGACTCATGTTGTGGTTGATGAGTTTCGGGGTTTTATCGGTATTGCACACTTACTCAGATGGTTGGACCGATATCCAGTGTTGGTTGAAGTAAAAGGTTCAAGTACAGTACTTAAGGCTACTAAAGTATGGATTACATCAAATCTCCATCCACGTGAATGGTATAAAGATGTTGATGAGTTAACAGTGGCTGCTTTAATGCGTCGTATGGAGGTAATTGAAATGTAATGTTAATAAAAAAAGTTAAGTCAATTTATGCCTCCTTATGGACGACGAAGGAAATTGTTCAATTGGGAAGACACAGATTGGTGTGGATCAGGGAGGTCTGACGGTAAATGGCAGTCTAATAGTTGTGGTTTCGCTACTGCTCGTTCTCGCTATGATCAAGCTTGTAAAGACCACGATTGCAATCTTGCACGAGGTATGGATACGTCCAAGGCTGACCTCGAATTTGCCCGCAACGTAGATAATCCATTCATTGGTTACGCTCCGTTCTTTTACCATAAAATAAATAATATGTTTACTCCAGCAAGTAGTACTCGTATGGTACCTCGTGCAGCTCCACGTACCGGACTTAATTACAATGGTCGAAGTTCTTATAAACATGTTGCTTCGGGAACTTCTTCAATTCAAAAGGTTGGTGAACACAAATTTAAGAGAGCTGGTAATCGGAAGACTGTGTCATTTTTCTACGAAAATGGAGGTGTTGTTGAAGAGATTCCAGTTAATGGACTTCGCATATCACAAGTTTTGTATGTTGGACATTCTACTTATAATCGTGTTAAGGAAGCTACAGCATTATGGTCAGCTATTGTGAAGAAGTTGTTTGAAAAGTCTGGTATTGATGTTCCTAATTTGGAAGTTGATATAATGCCTCCAGGCAATGGTGTATTTAGTGTTAATGTTAAATGGGTAGATTCTACTACTGATCTTATGCAAAATTATTCGTTTAATGGAAACAATTTGTTGGAAATTATTAATGCGTTTGTTTCGTATTTTGATACCGAACATTATTTACAGTTTAAGTCTATTGAGTTGAACACTGTTGGTGCTGATAATGGTGATGTTCCATCGTTCACGTTTATGGCTAAGTTAGATTTAGAACGTGTTGTTATTCATATGTTTAATAAGAGTCATATTCAATTGCAGAATACTACTTCTAGTAGTACAGGATCAGAAGAATTAGATGTTATCGGCACTAATCCTCTCAAGTTTCGCAAATACTATGTTAACCGTGCAAATTTTGCTGTATCTAATTTAAGTACAGATCCTGATCCTATTCAGGGTTTAACAAGTTTAGGGAAACCTAGTTTATCTAGTGGGTTGATTGCGTTTTTTAGCGAGGACACTGCTTTGAGTGTTGATCAAAAGGATTATTTTAGTTCTCCTCCTCGTCCAGAATTAATTGATCATTGTTCGGGTGTACAGACTGGTATTGTTCATCCTAATGGTATTATTCATAGTGATTGTGTTTACAAGTCTTCGTACTATATGAGTACTTTTTATGATATTCTTCGTGCCAGTATTGTCGCTAATCAAACTTCTGAGTTTGGACGTTGTGAAGTGTTTGCTTTGGAAAAGTTTATCGATTCTCGTTTTGAGGCTAATGCACCAACCGTTACTTATCAAGTTCAACACACGTATGTTGCTTCATTGAGTTTTAAGAAAACCGCTCCTACTGCTACTGTTAAAGAAGTTCAAAAAGAGGTTTACATAGTTACTTAGTCAACGTATCCCCCCTAGGATGATTATCAATGGTTTCCTGCGAAGGAAGCCCTGCCGGCTTCGGCGAACCTGCCGTAGGCTAAAAAAGGCCCCCC